TAGGACAGAAACACGTCATCGTCTTCGGTCCTATTGAGGATTTGTGGTACAATACCGTGTTTCATGTCATTTAGCAACAGTCCTGTCTCCAATAACCCACTAGCGCCCATTGTATGCCCTACTCGTTGTTTGTACGAGGTAGCAACAAACTCTTCAAGACTACGCTCTAACGCCGCTTTTTCTGCCTTATTGTTGACTGCGGTGCCTGTGCCGTGAGTTTTTACCACTGTTATATCTTCCTTACGTACCCCCGCTATATGTAAGGAACCTTCAATCGCTTTAGAGTATCCTTCGCCATCGGGGCGCTGCCCAAGTGGATTTGTGTTGTCTTCGGCAGATGTATACGCCCCAAGAAACCTAGCTTCGGGATTATTCAGCCCTGCGTGGTCTTTTTCAAATATACATAGTGTAGCGCCTTGCCCTAAAAAGAAACCTTGGTTGGTGTTGTCAAAGGCAGAAGGCCGTAGTTGATCTTCATCCTTGTACTGCAGGCTGGCCCCAGCTTCTCCAAAAAACTCTAGTGTAAGGTTATTGACTGCGTCTTCTCCACTAAGCACGATAACACGGTCAAACCCAAAGTTGTTCATCAAGTTTTGAACGTCCATCATAACTTTTAGGCTCGAAGCACAGGCGCTAGCGTCCGTAGATACATGATCGTGCACGTGGAACATACTTGCGATACGCCCTGCGTATATGTTTGTCAGCACGATAAACGGAACTTTGACCTTGTAGTGCAACTCGGCGTCGGGGTTTTTGTCGTACCTGTTACTGTTGCTCATCCAACCTTGGTTGCCCGCAGCAAAGATAAATCCTGTTTTACCCTTTACAGGGTTATCTTTAACGTAATTCAACGCTTCAGGGGTAACTACAGTTTCTAGTAACGTGTGAGGAGGATACTTTAACCCAGACTTAGCGCGTCTAAACGTAGCTGGTATAATATGCGCGTGCTGCGGGAATGCTATATCAGATACAAGCGTTGTATCAGTGGTCGAAGTGCTAAAGAATTTAGATAAATATATCATGCGACAGACTCCATAGCAGCTTCTACAGAATCAAAGTCTTTGTTTTTGTTCTCCAACATATAGTCTCGTACTTCGCGTAGGGAGCCTACAGGAATGTTGAAGTCTTCTGTTTCTGGTATGCCGTATATGTCAGATATGAGCACCAGAGTGAGAGTTACGTCTAGGCTATCTAGCCCAATGTCTTCTTCTTTAAGGGAAATATCTAGCGTTGTGGGTTTTGTGTAGTCGTCTAAGTGAAGTTTAGTTTCGCGGACGCAAGCGTCGAATAGTTCTATAAAGTCCATTTTTGCACCTATCTGTTAAGGGTGCTTTAACTATACGTTACTTACGAACGAGATGTCTATAGACGCAGATGGTATCCCGGGGTGTGGAGAACTAGCTGCTGCTGTGTGTAGGTTTAGTTGTGTGTCGCCCGTAGCCCAGTATACTTCTATATAATCATTTGCGGTTAACGATACAGTAAAGCCCCAGTGCACAACGTAATCATCATTGCCTTTTACATCAAACTTATGCGCCGAATACGCTATAGGACTGCCGTTCTTTTGCTCCCAGACAGTAACAGGCGTCTCGCTAGAGTTGTTGTGTTCTAACTGCAACGTAACATCAAACTTGTAAACTCCAGAGTTCTGTACGTTTATCCTGCTATTGTTGGATAGGGTGACCGTGCTGGTGTATGAGGTGTTGTTAAACGTAACTGCATAGCCTGTGTTAACTACTGATGCAGTTTGGTCTTGCGTACTATAGAACGCTGCGCAAGGGTTATACAGGAACTTCCCACCCACATCGGTACCAAGTAAGGTGTTTACCACGTTGGTAAGACGGTTGAAGAACAAGCGCAGCACGCTGTTACTTTGGTCTATGTAAGGTCGTTCGTAGACTTCAGGCGCAAGTGGTAATGCGGGTGGGACTACCCTGTCGATCTCGTTAGCCATTACCGTCTCCCGTCAGGACGCATGTCAATACGCGGCGCACCAAGCTGCCATGTAACACCTTCTCCATCGGACTCTACTTTTATCGCAAGCTGCCTACCGCGTACACGCGTGTATATCTGCCCTGTGTATTCTTCTACAGGTAACACAGCAGTGCGTGTAATTGCACGAGAGTTACTGCCCCCTTGAGACGTGGGGCTGTTGTATCCCGAGCCAGAGTTAGCCAGTGGTAATAGCGTCATAGTTGCACTCGGTGAGCCTGTCGTAGACCCGTCGAACCGTATGTCAGGTAGTATGCGCCAGATAAAGGCAAACTGATGCCCATCTTCTAAGTCAAACTCCGCGGAAGCTACGTAAGCGTGTATAGGAGCCGTAGTTGCGTTTTCGTTATCATCTACGCCTTCTTCGTGGTTCACAAGGTTGTAAGAGTATGTAGCAGCAAGTGGGTTCCCGCGCAGTCCTGAGTCAAGCCATGCAGTACGAGCCATAGTGCCGTAATACCAAATGTCTTCTAGGTAGTTGTATACTACATAACGGTCTATATTTGTTTGATCTGTAGAACAGTAGAACCACCACACTTCGTGGTAAGACTCGTTAGTCCCTGCAAATACTTGATCGTATTGTTGGTCGTTGAAGTCGTTAAAAATAAACTTGCGTAAGTCGCAGCGTAGCGGTTGCGTGCGTCCATCGTATTTGTAGAACTTGTCTTTGCCCATCCAGTAGGCCACGCCGTTTGCGTATGCTACGCAGTTCTGTGATGCTGTGGAAATGTTTTCCCCCACAAGCTGCGCTGACCAGACTACGGGAGCGCCCACATACTGCATGGAGTAGAGCGCCGCGTCAGTCCAGACCAGCACCTCTTGTCGAGCTTGTTTAGAAGCTATAATCTCGGTGCCACGAGATAACGTAAGGAACCCAGCCTGTGACGTAACAGAGGGTGTCCAATCTACGACGCTACCTTGATCTGACCAACGTACAAGCATAGGGTTAACCGTAGCCGCCCCAAACTCATTTGCACCAAAAGCAAACACAAAACGGTTGATGTCTGATATTTCTATGAGCTTCTGACTGGTAGGTACGTTGCTTGCGCCGCCAAGGGTTGATAACTCTACCCCACGAGACGTTAGTCCGCTAGTTGCATCCCAATAGTATATTGGTCCGTTTCGAGGTCCAAACACAAGGTCTTCGCCAAAGTTAGATTGACTCCACAAGCGGATACTTTCAGTAGACGTACTGCCCACGCCCCACGTACCTGAACCCCACGAAGAAGCGCCCCAACCCGTCAAGGGGATAGCAAAGGCTGTACCGATGTTAATTTGGTACGCAGCGGTTACTGTACCACCACCTGTCGCACTAGAAGAAGCCGCTGATCCTGCGTCTATTGTGTATTCGTTGGCTGTAGTAGTTAACGTGATCTGATACTCGCCGTTAAGTGTAAGCCCACCCACTGCACTAGCGCCGCTGTATGTTACGAAGTCTCCATCTACAAAGCCACCAGCCGCATCTGTTACGACCACAATAGGAGAACCAGAAGTTGTTTCAAACGGGTCAGTCAACGTCACTGTAGCACGTAATGGGGTTATATCATTGTATGCCCCGCCGTTCTCTATGTAATATTTAAGGTTCGTGCCAACAGCGATAAGGTTCTGACTACCTAATGTAACCCAATTCCATAGTGACCTGCACACCCCTTGAAACGTGGTAGCAGATATACGCTGCCAACCGCCTATTTTCTCGGGTGTACCCTGCCTAAAACGTATTTTATCGCACTCGTACCAGCCACCTTCGCTCGTATAACGTGTGTTTTCGCGGTTCACACCAGACTTTAAAAGTAGCTTCTTTAAGGGCATCAGAGGTCTCCATTTACTAAGGTACTACACTATACCAACAGTTTAGTCCATTAGCTCAAAGTGTGGACCGTCGATAAAAGGGCGTTTTCCTTGGCTGCGGCGCAAGTCTACATAGGCGTTATAAGCATCTTCCATCGTGCCATCCCACTCACGGATGTCATTTATATGCCAAGCAGCACCCCACCGCACAGGAACACCCACGTCGATAGCGGCCTGCTTCACAGCGTCTGCGATGTCGTCGTACAGTTTTATTTCCCACGATCCACGCGATCCAACATAGGCCATAAGGTCGAGAGCGCGGCCCTCAATATGCTTGGATTTCATCGTCTTCGACGCGCCTTTGTTGTAAAGCTCGCGTTGTTCTCCGATGGTTCTTAGCCCGCAGATCACGCCAAAATCAGTTTTTGTGTGGCTTATGGCGGCTTTTGCAACGGCGACTAAACGCGTATCTACGCCTTCCATCTTGTCCAAACTACGTTGTGATAATTTAAAAGTCATTCCATTCCGCCTTTCATGTCCATGATCCCATTGTGGTCACGGTTAATATATTTCAAATCGTTTTCGATCAGAGCCACTCGTTGCTGCAATGCAGTCACCCGACCTATAGAGTTAGCTAAGTTAGCTATTTCGTCCCACAAATCATCTATGTCATCGAACGCGTGTCGCAGCTCCATCGCGTTGTCTTGTACGTCACGCTTGAGGTTTACGTTATCCTCAATAGCCATCTTAGAACCGATCTCGCCAACAACCTCTTGCAGATTGCTAATAGTAGCAGCCTGTTGACTAACCCACCAAACACCAGCGGCAAGTTGCACCGCCATTGCAGCCACAAGGGCCACAGGTAACTTTAAGTTTTCCATTACTTCTTACCACCAAAGAACTTTGTCGCTGACCGTACCGCAAAGCTACTGGCGACAATTACCCCCAACGTATAGCTGTACCAGTCTGGCATTGTGTCCAGTGCAGCGAAACCGTCTGTAACCGCTTGTTTTGCCCAATCAAAAGGCAGGAAGCTCAGTATCAGTGGAATGGAGAAAAGCAGCACAAGATACTCGTCTTTCCACGAGTTCTGCGTACCTTGGGCCATAATTTTTTCCCAATCCGCCTCGGATGTAGCGGCTGATTTCATTATGGTAGCTTTGGCCTCGGCTTCTACTAGCTTGAGGTTTGCAGACGCAGCCTGTGCGCTGGCCTTACCTTTTAGCCATCCGCCAGCTAGTTCAGCTACTGGACCTATCAGTGCTTGAAGCATTCTTACTCTCCATTGCGTTAAAACCAAAGTACGCCGCAGCAATGCCTGAAGCGCCAATTACATACACAGCCGCGATTTCAGCCATCAGTTTTGCAGCGGTGTCTAAGCCCACCACAGAAGCCACTAGGATGACCAAAGGGTAAAGGATCATACCAGACAACGCAAACCACGTCATGCGCCTCTGCGCGTCTCTCTTGGCGTCTGCGTCTTCCATACGGCGGCGACGATCCTCTAGCATGATCTCATGCTCAACCGGATCAATCTTTCCGTTCCCGTTCAGATCATACTCATTCGGCATCTTCTATACTCCTTGCAGATGTCTCTGCTACTCTCTTGTCTGACGTTATTATAACAATTTTTCCAGCTTTGTCACATACAACGTATTTTCCTAGTTTATTTTGGTATAACCTCAAAGCAATACACCGTGGTTTGACTGGTGGTTATCAAGACTTTTGCGCCTTCAAGAGCTGCTCTACACTCGTTTTCAGTGGCAAACTGATTAAGTTGATAGTGCTCGATATTGTTATTCATAACTTGAAACCAGACTAAAAACCACATTACCACTTGTCCATATATCTGCCAACGCCAAAGAGAGTAGCTACAATACCAAAAATAGCTAACAGCCCTGCGAGGCAATACATAATAACCTCTACAAGCTCTTCGCGTTCTTTTTCTTTTTGTTTTTGTGCAGCCTTGCGAGCTTTTCTTGCTTCAGCTTGGTACTGCTGCCATCGGTCCCAAGTGCCGGGTTTTGCATACAATCGGCAAAAAGATTCTAGCTCACGGCGTTTTTCTTTTATATCTTCAAGAGCCTGAAACTCTGCCCAGTCACCCTCTTGACCACCTGTTATGGCAGTAATGGGAGAATTTTTCTTTCGTTTTACAGCTTCTTTTAATTCATCTTCGGCAGATAGAAACTTGCCTACATGACCTATAAGGTTGTTTACTTCACGCCCGTTCTCTAGGCACTTCTTAATTACAGAGTATGCGGCGTTTGCGGCGGCGATAGTTTCTAAAATCGCCATGACGGTTATCGCTCCATTAAGCGATCTATTTTTTCTTCAAGGCGGTCAAATTTGTTCATAATTTGCGAAAGAACTTCAGAACTGTCAGCCTTTGTGACATATTCTTTAGCCATTTCTTCGCGTGTTCTGTTGAGCAGAATGGTGACGCGCTTTATCTCATCGTGCTGGGATTTAATCCACCACCCTAAACCGCTAATTACTGCGGCAAATACCATGTTCAAAAGCGCGTCCATTTCCATTATTGTGCCGCTACCTCTTGAGCTTCTTCCGGCGCGTCTTCCAAAGACTTTGTAAGCATATCCACAAAGGCTTGCTTGCCGACTGCGAGTTGGTCGAGGTTAAACTGGGCAGAACCCATCTTGCGATCCAAGTCAGCAACGTGGTTAATCATAACCTTTTGTTGATCTGTCAGTTGGTCTTCAGTGTAGTCAGTGCCGTTGATCGAAATGGTTTTTGTTTGTTTCTCAGCCATTGTTGATCTCCTTTTGGTTGGGGTTAAGTTTATTATTCAGCGGCCCAAGGGACGCCAGATTCAGTTGTCGCAGCCTTATCAATTTGACCTTGTACCTTTGCTGTCCAAAACGCTTCTGTGCGAGCTTTGGCTTCATCAGCGGTTTCATCGTCTACAATTAGACTACTATACACCCAACCAAGAACATCGTTCTCTGTTAAGTCAGCGTATGGGATGAAGTCTGGATCAGACGGGTCTGGCTCAGTGCGTAGCTTCCCGCCGTCAGACGCAGAGTACGCTGGATCACCATCGCTTTGTGCGATCATAGACCAGTAGACGAGGAAGACAGCGCCGTCAGCGTCCGTCCGTTGCATGTCCTGTACGGACCAAGTGTTAGTAATAGCCATTGTTGGTTTCTCCTTTATGGCGTTGGGTTAAGCGTTTTCGAGTGCCGTGATACGGGCTTCGAGTGTTTCAATCATTGCCTGCTGTTCTTGCATCGCCTT